CCGTAATTACAAATTACCCTCGAAGATTGAACTTGGGAGACGTGGTATTATAGTAGATACCAATTATCCCGTCTTTGTTCGTTACCGAGTTGGTCAACCTATGGGAGCCCTATCAAGCTGAGCTATGTTAGCTCTAACCCATCATTATATAGTTCAATACTGCGCCTGATCTTCCGGTGTGGTTTCTTCTAAGGTTCTTTTCCAAGACTATTCTGTTCTTGGAGATGATATCCTAATTTGAAACCGTACGGTAGCTCGAAAGTACCTAAGAGTCTTGAAAACTCTTGGTGTGGATGTTGGATTGTCAAAATCCGTCATCTCGGAAAAAGGAGAAGGAGTTGAGTTTGCAAAAAGGACTGTTATACAAGGGGTCGATGTATCCCCTGTACCATTCCTTGAGCAATCTGCCGCTCATCGAAACTTTGCCTCGTTAAGATCTTTTGGAGAAAAATACTCCATGAGTCCTAATCAAGCGCTAAGGTTTTTAGGTTACGGATATAAAGTTGATTTATCTAAGAATAATTCAACCATCCGGAAACTTCGACTAGGATTTACTCTTCCTAGAACCTCTTTTGAGATGACCAACATGTTTAGATCGTTTTTATCGGAAAGACCCTATTTTCAGTGAAAGATGAAATCTTTCGTTCCTGAAGATCAGGTCTACCGAGCGTTCTTCCAACTTGTTGTTGATTCACTTAATAAAAACCTTTTTAAAGTTAAAGAACTTGAAGTTCATTTGTCTCAACTCTCTGCTGAGACATGAGTTAAAAGTATTGGACCTTGGGGAACTGAAGATGCTAAGATCTTTTACCGTATTAACGGTGGAAGAATTCTTAGTGCTTTAAAATCCACAAGATCCACTTTAGCTTCTATGAAGGCTTCATTAAATCAAAGTGATGTCCTCTGACTGATTGAGCTTTATTCCAGTATTTATTGGTCTATTCCATATAGTATTGACAAACCGAAGTATCATAAAATGATACCTCACCTTGTTAATTTATGGTTTGAGTCCGAACGAATATTGGCGGAATTTCAACTTTCTCGTCTAACATCCCCTACGTACTCTCCTTCGAAATCTAATAAATATTCAGAGGAGATGTCAGTACTTAGGGCTTGAAATAGGTGAGAAGTGATATTGCAGAAGACTACAGGTCTACCAGACCGAGCAGTAATCCACCGTCCTCTTTCTAAGAAATTAAACAAATGATAAAAT